GCAGATAATTCTAAAATATTAGCCATTGCTTGAATAACTTTCGTGACATATCCTGTTGATAACACTTTTCCAGCCCCTTGAATATCTCCATTATTTTTCAATTCATCATACTTTGTTTTAATTTGACTCTGAATTTGTGGTAAAGTATCATATCCCGCATCAACCACTTCACTCATCTTTGACACGGATTTGAATTTATTTAAATCTTCTTGATTTTTTATAAAAGGAAATTTAATTACTTTTCCGTCAGATGTTTTAACCATAGTTTGTTCAGGCCCTTGTTGTGATACAGAATCTGTTGTTGTAATTTGTTCACTAATAACTTTTCCTGCTTTATATCCAAACAAATATTTTATCTGGGCTACTTCACTTAATACATTTTTTTCCATTTTCATTATTTCTTATAAATATATCGAGAATAAAAAAAAGGTCCCTTGTGAGGACCTTTTTTATATTTTCAAAGAATAGATTATCTCAATTCTTTTAAGTCGAATGTTCTTACACCATCAACTGTAATTCTACCGTAGAATCTGTTATTCACCATCTTCTTAGCGTATCTAGTCATGATACCTTTGATTGGTGTGAAGTTAAACGGATTGTACATTGTAGGAGTTAATTGTAATGGAACGTAAGGTGCGTAGATGTAACCTGTATCTAACAAAGATGTACCTTTGTGACCCATTAACACTTGGTTTGGTGGGAAGTAAGGGTCTCTGTAAACTTGGTATCTACCAGCTAATGTACCAACTCTTTCAATACCCATGTTGTATTGGTCTTGCTCAGGAGCTGCATTTGAAACGTGGAAATACTCCAAGTCATCAAAGATAGCACTGATTTCAGAAGAAACAACTATCCAGTTAGCACCACCTCTTAAAGTAGACTTATGGATTTGTGCAGAAATTTGGTTGATTGCTGTGATTAACGTTTGGTTCCAGTCTTTTTGTGTGTAAGGTTGTGCCGAACCACCAAGTCTCTTCCATCCGTTGTAATCCCAACGTAAGTTCCAAGCCGCGCCTTTTCTCAAATCTCTTAAGATTTCTCTGTCGATTTCTGCAGCAACTTGCTCAGATAATAATGCTGTTAATTCAGCTTCAGCGTCGATGTTGTGGAATGCCGCAACGTCTTGAGCCATTTCAGGAGACCATTGTGCTCTTAATTTTCTTTCAGTTACAGAAACTGTTACTGACATTAAGTCAAATGAAACCTCACCGATTCTATCTTCAAATTCCAAGTTCTTATAGATTCTATAAGTTGGGATGAATGCGTTGTTGTTCGCAGTTGAAGAAGAGAATGTTGAACCTGTGTAACCGTCCATAGAACCTCCACAAGTAATACATACAGGAACCTGTAAGTCAACTTCCAAATAGATTTGACCAGCAGCATCACATAAGTTGTCATATTGACCACCATCAGTTTTACTATCAGGGAAAATTAATGTTTGGTTGTTGTTACCGTATTGAACGATACCTTTACCATATCTTTGAGTTACAACTCTGAATAAGTAAGGACCACCACCTGTAGTTGTTGTGTTTGCTGGTGCTCCGTAGATTGTTAAATCTGATAAGAAAGCTTCGTTATCCATTGGTTGACCATCAGGACCGATTAACTTACCAGCTCCATCAGATGCAAAACCTGACATAATAAGTAATACTTTTCTGTAATCAGTTAAAGCATAAGCCGCTGGTTCTAAGTTTAAAGTTGAGCTATTCCATTGAGCAGTTACTGCAGTACCTGTGATAGCTGAGAACTGACCTTTAGAATAATCAAATAAACCTGGAGGGTCTAATGCTGGTTCGTTACCTTCGTAGAATCTGTCATACAAATCTCTACCATTGTTGTAGTTATAACCACTGTTTGGTGTTTGTGCAGCATCAGCGTTTGGTGAACCATAAGGTGCGTAATGAATACCAGTGTTATCATCTTGACCTCCACCTACTTCATAATTTTGAATGTTAGGTACGAAGTAAAATAATTTACCAATTGGTAAGTTCATTGCTTGTACTGAAACGATGTCGTTTGCTAATAATTTAGAGAATACTCTTCTAACGATAGGGAAAACTACTGTTTCAAATGCACCTGTATCAGATGTAGATGATGCTTCATTAATTAAAAATGATGCTTGGTTTTCATAAAGTTGAGCCACGTTTTCTCTCATGTGACCTTTAAGACCTTCTAAAAAGCCTAATTTGTCCCATTTGTTGATTGTATCTTCTTTGATAACTTTAAGGTGCTTAAGACCGATGTTACCAACAAGACCTGATTCTAATAATGCTCCCATTTTAAAATATTTGTTTTGTTTTATTTATTTTTATTAACCTAATTTAGTCATTAAATCTTTCATTCTTAAGAACTGAGGATTTTCATATGTTTTAGATTCAATTAAGTTAACTGATGAACCTGTAGATACTTGTTTGTTTAATTTAGAACCTACTGATTCGGTAATTGGTTGTGTATCCCCTGTAGATAATTCATCTTTGATAGACTTGTAAAGATTTTTTGATTCTTTTAAAGTTTCAACTCCGTCAAATCTTCTAAGGATATTTATTTTTTCTTTTTTAGTTGTTGAGTGTTCTGTGAACAATCTTGTAGCGTAAGCTAAGTTCGAATTGAATATCGCAACTTCATTTAATTTTTCTCTGAAAACATTTAATGCTTTTCTATATTCTTCGTTCTTTTCTCTCAACATACTAACTTCTGCTTGTGTAGATTCTACTTTAACACCATTATTACTATAAACGTAATTTCTGTTGTTAGTTATTCCTTTTCTTAAACCTCTACCTTCTTTTGAACCGTTACCGTAAGTTCTTGCAGCTTCTTTAGTTTCTGTTTTTTCGTAGTCTTTATAGTGACCATCTTTTGTGCCAGCTTTCTTTTCTACGCCATCAACTTTTTTACGTTTGAATTCATGTTTTTTGGAACCATAACCTTCTTTCGTTTCAGCTTTAACAACTTTAGATTTTCCTTCCATGATAGCTCCTTTCTTGTATTCGAATTTTGCTTTACCAGTACCTACTGATTTAGGACCTTCTTTTTTGTCCTCCTTAAATCCACCTGCAGCTTTATCTTTGTAAGTGAATTTAGGTCCTGAGCCAATTCCAACACCTTTAGGTTTAACTGTTGATTTACCTTCTCTAACTGCTCTTTTGTGGTTGTAAGTTTCGTCAATAGATTCTTCCCAATTTTGTTCATCTAATTCCTCGTCGTCATCATATGATTCCATCATTTCGTCTTCATCATCTGATTCCATCATTTCGTCTTCATCATCTGATTCCATCATTTCGTCTTCATCATCTGATTCCATCATTTCGTCTTCATCTTCATCGTCTAAATGAATTTCGTAAACAACTTCATCATCATCATCTGATTCCATCATTTCATCATCTGATTCAACATCTTCGATGTCTACTTCTGATGTGTCTCCGTCTTTAGAGAAAATAGCGTCAATTACATCTTGTACTGACTCGTCTGTTTCTGTTTGGTTCATAATTTCGTCTGTTTCATTCATGTTTATTTCATCTTCTTCAGACTCACCAAGCTTTACTAAGTATTCTGTGTCAGCATCATTGTCTGTTAAGTGAATGTCTTCACCATCTTTTTTAACGATGATTCCGTCTTCTTCACCCATAGCTTTGAACACTTTCAGAATTTCTTCGTCAGATGCGTCAGTCAAATCTATAGGACTTTCGTCCTCAGAGTCCATGTCCATGTCTGTATCAACATCCATATCCATATCTTCTGTGTCGTCATCAACATCCATATCAACATCCATATCCACATCATCTGTGTCAACGTCTGCTTCTATGTCTGTATCTAAATCAATCTCATCTTGTTCAGAAAGAGATTCTTTTACTAACTGATTGATTTCTTCTTTCATTGTAGAATGAAGTATTCCTTTTGCATTTTCGGCAATTGCTTCTTCAACATTTCTCATTTGAATAAGCGCCTCTTGTACTAATGATTTATTTTCTTGCATGAAAAATTATTTAATTTAACTAATAAATAGT